CAGGTCAAGCAGGGGCTCATCAGCGAGCAGGAGGCTCGAGCTCGTACGGCCGTCGCTGTCGTGGATTCGTTCAACAAGCAGATCGACGCTCAGCAGGATCTAGCTCAGAAGAACCAGGACTCCTATGACCGGATGCTGATCAGTGAGGAGGAGTATTCAGAGACGAAGGCCAGCACGACTGAAGAGATCAAGAAGGCACTCGGGAAGAGAGCAGAGGCAGAGACCGAATTGAGCAACGCCACGAAGTCTGCTATCGACAGGCGCTTGGGCGAGATGAGCAAGGAGATCTCTGCCATTGAGGCGAACTCTTCCCGTGCGTCCTCGGCCCTTCAGTCGATCTTCACCACTCAGGGCGCATCCATTTCAGCCTTCAAGAGCTTGGCTCAGCAGGTTACGGACCTGGAGATCACCCGTGCTGACAACGTCCAGAAGAAGCGTCTTGAGGGTATCGACAAGGAAGAGACGGCACGGCTCAAGATGATTGATAAGTCGTCCCTGAGTGAGGACCAAAAGGAAAGGGCGAAGCGTCGCGTTCAGCAGGACTTCGAGAAGCAGAGGGAATCGGCAGAGAAGGACTTCGAGGCCAAGAGGAAGGCGGCAATCAGCGAACAGATTGCACTTGAAGCCCAGATGAACCAGGCGAGCTTCACGGCCAAGCAAGCCGAGCTTCAGCTTTGGTACACCCAGCAGCAAATACAGCTAGCCATCCTCGCTACGCAGACCGAGATCAATCAGGTCCAGGCGGCGGCCGAAGGCAACGACAAGGCTGCTGCGGCGTATGGCAAACAGCTCGAGCTGATCGGACTGCAACAGCGTCAGCTCCCGGACATCTTGAAGATGAAGCAGGCAATCCTTCAAGCCGAGAAAGACTCGACGACCGCGAGCCTGGCGAACAAGGCTGCAAGCGAGGGTCTGAGCGAAAGCCTTGCCGGCACGGTGCCGACCATGGATCAGGTCAAGTCAAGGTTCCAAGAGGTTCAGACCATCGGCAACAGCCTGGCGACAGCCTGGGATCCATTCCAGACCAAGGCTGAAGAGATCCCCAACAATGTCCAGCAGGTCGTAGACGAAACGAAGGCTCGGATCAACTCGGTCAATGAGGTCTCGTTCGATGGCCTTCGCCAGGCGTTCATCGAGCAGGGACTCACTCCGGAGGTCGCTTCGCAGCAGGCTCAAGCGATCGTCGATTCCTATTCGGAGGCGAGCACTCAGGCCGGCGACATCGCCGCGACGAATATCTACGACCGGTTCGGCAGCTCGATCCCTAAGGAGCTGATCAAGAACCAGATCATCCAGGCCTTCCAGGAGGGCTCCAATCTCTCCCTGGCCGAGGCACGCGTGAAGTTCAGTGAGATCCCAGACCTTGTTCCCAAGGATCGCCTTGCTGCTTTGATCGGAGCGGGCTATGGAGAGGGCGCTCAGAAGGGCGTCGAGGTCCTCAAGAACACAGGCCTACCCGAAGGACTGCTTGCAGCAGTACAGGCCGAGGAACAGATCACAGCTTCCGTCCAGAAGGGCGCGGCGGCGTTCGAGGAGCCGGGCCTTGCCGAGAAGGCTGGTCAGGCGATCTCTGACTGGTGGAGCTGGGCCACGGCCAACGGCGCGGTCGACGAGTCCGCGAAGAAGGGATCGGAGGCCTATGCGGCGGGGATCGCTGGAGACGCGAGCGTTAATGACGCGATCAGCGGCAAGTTCAAGGAAGGCGCAGAGACTGGCTCAGCGGAAGCCGCTAGTGTCGTTTCCTCCAAGGCAACCGAGATCGGAGACAACCTCACAAGCGGGATCACCGAGTCGATCTCTCAGGGGAGTACTCAGATTGCTGACGCGATCAACACTGAGGTCGAACGGGCGAAGCTCGCCTTCAGTGGACTTGCTGAGAGCATTGACGCCGCTGCCCTGGCCACTGCGATGAACTCTGCGGTCGTCCAGCCGGCGGAGACTGCGAAGGACGTCCTTAACGGGATCGACGCCTCCGGATTGGCCGGGAACTTCACGACGATGGGTCAGGCCGCAAACAACATCAAGAGCGCCAACCTTGGTCAGGTCATGAACCAGGTCAACAGCGCTTCAAGCAGCGCTGCGCGGAACGTCAACACCATGGCGACCGCCACGAAGAACGCGGTGACCGATGCTCGCAACTATGCGAACCAACTCGAGAGGGCTGCCAGGGCTGCATCCAGCGCGGCTAGCAGCAGGTGGACAGGCGGTCCCGTATCTGGTGGCCAGACTTACACCGTGAACGAGCTCGGCAAGGAGATGTTCATGTCCAAGTCGGGAGCGCTGTCTGAGATCAAGGCCCCTGCCTTTGGCAACTGGAGGGCACCATCCAGCGGCACCGTCATCCCGGCAGGTGTCGCCCAGCAGATCAGGAATCAGCGAGATGCGGTCGCGTCAAATTCATCCGCAGCTTCACTGAAGGGAAGCGCCTCCCCAATCCTCTCGGCCATGGGCGAAGGCCCGAGCCTGACCAGTGCCATCTCCAGAGGATTTAAGAGCCTGGGTCAGCTTGGATCAAGCCAGGTGGTCAACAACGTGAACGTCTCGAGCGATCGCCCAGTGAATGACGCATCCAAGATATTGACTGACTTGGCTCGCATCAGGGCGCAACGTAGACGGTGACCGGAAACCTGACCTGACGTTTCCGATAAGGCCGTGGCTAGGTGCGCAAACAATCCGGCAGTGACGCTCACCTTCACGGACGGCACTAAGTATTACGAGGCGTCCTTCGATAAGTTCACCAGCCCTCCGAGGACTTACCTGGAGTCGGCTGGGCTGAGCTTCTCCTTGGCGGGTTCAAGCGTCCAGCAAGGACGCACGAAGTCGAGTCGAATGACTTGGGCGATAGCAACCTATGGAACCAGGGAGGACGCATTCACTATCGACGAGATGTATAGAGCCTGGGATGCCCGAAGGGCTACAGGTATCGTCTCGGTTCTCGGAGTGACAGATCAAACATTTGTAAGGGATACAAGTAGCCCCGTGACAGCGAATGCCGTCTTCACCTCAGCCCCAGAGTTTGAGCAGAGAGCTGGTGATCTCTATGTGATTTCTTTCGGCCTGACGGAGGTTTGATATGTCTTGGCTAAACAATACTCAGGCTCAGATCTTTCTGACCATCGATGGCGAGGACTATACGAATGAATTCATCGGCGCCCAGCTAACCGATGGATCCGCGATCAATACCGGGGCCGTGCTTACAGGCGGCACGATCCAGCTAGCTGAACTTCCTCTTGCCGTTGGACAAACACCTCGCATCGAGGACTACCAGAAGAGCAAGTTTGGCAGAGGTAAAATCGTAGAGATCGACGTCGATATCAATGGCGTGAGACAGCGGCATCCGAGGGGATACCTGTACATCATCGATTCTACCTATGACATGGAGTCGAGGTCTGCGTCTATTGAAGTTGGATGCTTGTTGACGCTCCATAACATTACGGATGACATTGGGAGCCTGAGCACATACACGATCTTCCCGTTACCCGGGGACTCCAGTACTGATACAGAAGTCGCCACCTTCAAAGACCTTCTTCAGGCAATTTCAGCTGAAGGCAAGTTCATCTGGCAGAAAAATGATGGAACTATCGAGAAGAGAACTTTCTTTGACGGTGATGGACTTGGGTCAAACAAGCAGAAAGAGTCTTGGGTAAGTGTTCGTGACGAGACGGCTCTAGGAGTACAGCCTCTGTCCAACGGATCCCCCGTGCCGGACGAGATCCGCGTCTCTTATAGCTGGGAAGTTACTGACGGTAATGACGACACGCTGACTATCGACGGAACCGATACTCCAACCGAAATTGACACAACTGAGTCGAACTACTTCCTAGAGCACCCAGCGAATATCAAGAAGATTCAGACGATTTGCACGACCAATCCTCAAGGAGTTCGCACGTGCCGGGATGTCGCCCTCAATGCGGCCAAGGAGCAATTCGACGTTACCAAGACACAGACTTCTCAGAGGATCTTTGGCGGGCCTGGTGGGTCAGTAATCCTTGAGAGAGGGGAGACTGTAGGCCCTGCTGTTGAGATGGCCGGTGGCTATTTCTCAGAGCTTTATGCTTTCGAGCTCGCTAGAGAAGGGGGTAATCCCGACAACGTCACCCTCAAGGGATTGAATCAGATCACTCAGACCAGGACCGAGAGGACTTACGAATACGGGTCAGGGGGAGAGGTCACTAAGCAGGTCGATCGTCAATACAAGCATTACATTGGGGCAATGACTCAGAATGACTGGAGGGCGGGCAATGGTGAAGGTGATGTGTTCGATCCAGATAGTCCGCTAGGTGATACAAGGCGCGGATTCTTGACCGACCTTCCCTTGCTGGATGGAAACAATGATCCCCTGATGTATCTAGATCGGATGGTGACAACCACTTACGAGTATTACGACGACAGGACGATCGAGTTCTCAGAAACCCTGACTTCCTCAGCAGCTTGTAACGGCGTGGGGATTTACCCGCCGAATGGTGCTCGTGAGCTAATTGATATTGGCGCGATCAATAACGGAGTGAGGACGACCCAGAAGCGAACCTCAACAGGTGGACTCCTGAATCCCGACCAGCCTCCTCGAAACCCCGGCGGCCCGAAGGTGTCGACGCAGTCTTCTGTCTATGTGGACGAGTCGTCTAAGTATCCGGTCACTCCTGCCGGCGCAATCATTCTGTCCACGAATGTTCCTTACTCAGTCCCTGGCAAGACGGAGTCGGAGGCGCGGGAGCTGGCCGCAAATTATGCGCGTATTCTCCGAGCCCAGATCGAAGGGGACGCCGCTGGAATCAGGGTCGCCGAGTCCATGCGTCCAGAGATTTTCTCCTACGTTCCCGGAATGCCTTTCGCGTATCACGACCGCACGTACGACACCACGCTCAAGCTGCGAATGAACTCGACTGGTTGGGCTATGGCCCCTGGCGAGTCGATCTTCTCTACAGAAGGATGTCTGATTGGTCGATCTAATGGACAGGTGACTGAGTCTCAGAACGTCGACGCAAACACGCTGGCCGAGGCCTTTAAGCCGGTAGGACAACAGCAGGCCGTGGTTGATGCACTGAGCGAGCAACTCGCCGGACTGACGGACGACTGCAACGCCAAGGCCAACCTCATGGCGGCGATCGACGAAGTGATTGCCTCCAGGAACCCTTAACGGGATCTGATTCGAATAATGCCAGCGCCGACCCCTGATCAGATTTTCCTTGTCGAGGCAAGGACGGAGGGAATCAACCTGCATGATCTTGACGAAGCAGGCCTTGCTCAGTTGAAGCTTGACCTCCAGGCGCTGATCAATGAATGCACCGCGGATGTGAACGCGGTCACCTATGAGCTGAGTCAAGGGAATTCAACCCTGTCAGGGCTTCAGACCAACTTCTCTACGATCGAGTCTGGCCTGTATCAGCCACCCCAGGTCATTAACGAAACCTCCATCGCTGGAGTGGGAGATCAGGCTCACGTGATCTCCGAGACAATCGCCGTCGACATCTCGATCCAGATGCGTGGATTGACGGGGAATGGTAACGACGGAATCGGGATTGTTTACGACTGGTCTGATCAGGTATTTAATACCTTCAAATTCAATGCGCTGCTCAGCGTCTCTGGCCAGAAGTTAGCAGCTGACTCCGCTCTCCTTGAGGTTGATTACGTTGGAGTAATTGCGGATTCTCGAGACGATCTCCTCGCTGCTGGGGCAAATGTACTCATCCCCGACTTGTTCGACCCCAATACAGAGAGAGAGCCAGATCAGGTCTTCAATGTTGCAGTGACCGCAAGACCAGCCGATCAGGTCTTCTCTGTTTCTACTGGAGCTCCTGCTCCTAGCGTTCCTCCGTTTGTGGTGTCCGTTGGACCAGATCCTGTCGATCCAGCGAATATCGTGTCGGTCGATGTCCTCAATATCCTGCACGTTGCCGCGGCCGAGCCTGCCTTCGTGGTTGACGTCGGACCGGAAGGAGTTCAGCCCGAGAATATCTTCACGGTTTCCACTGGAGCCCCGATGCCTGATGGGGCATTCCTCGTGACGACTGGCCCCGCCGTACCCGATCCAAACAACGTCTTTGACGTCAAGGTTCTGAATGTTTTCGACGTTAAGACCTCCTGGGCTCCCCCGAATAAGATCTTCAATGTGACAAGTGCGTTTGCTCCGCCGAAGCCTGATCAGAGCTTCTTTGTCTCTGTTGGCGGCGACGGCGCCCCTGGGGCTCCAGATCCAGACGTGACGATGTCCGTCACGACCTCCTGGAAGATTCCCAACCGGATATTCGATGTCAAGGTCATCCAGGACGTCTTTGCGGTTCAAGTCGGAGAGGTGCTGTCTGTCTCGGTTGGCCCCGCCATTCCTCCCTCCGAGAACATCTTCGATGTCACTACAGGGGACAAGTTGTTCGACCAGGTGTTCAGGGTCACCGCGGCAGAACCGCCCATCTATTTCACTGTCGAGGCGGCTGATAGTCCCAAGAGTTACAGCGTGATCCAGTCCGGCTCCTCACCTTCCTATGCCTTCTCGATCTCAGCGAATAACCTTGAGTACGGCGAGTCGTTCTCGGGAGCAGTCAATCGATCGCTTTCAGCGACAGTCGGGCAAGAGATAACCATGTCTGTCAGTTGTCCCGATAACCCGCTTTGGATCAAGAACATCAACGAGATTGGAGCGGGAGAATCCGATCCGACTTGGGGCACCGTTACTGGTCAAGGCGCCACTTCAGGCCAGGTCAAGTTCAGGATCAATCAGCCCGGGATCTATTACTACCAGTCAGAAACAACCCTTAATGCCTATGGAATCATATCCGTGACGTAAAAATTGGAACCCTGTTTGGGCATGCACTTGGGGCGTGATGCCCTCTAAAACGGATGGCTGTTTTCTACATCGACGGCGAGGCTCAGAAAGACCTGAACCTAGTCAAGGGTCAAATCTACAGATTCGACCAGAGTAATTCGTCCAATTCAAACTACATTCTTCTGGTGTCAGAGCATCCAGACGGTGACGACACTCTCAATGGCCCCGGCCCTGACGAGTACACGACCGGGGTGAGCTACTGGATCAATAATGGCGCGGTGAATGCCGGCACTTACCAGAGCAGCCAGTTCACGAACGCAGCCTCTCGGTTCATCCAGATCGAAGTCGACAGCAACCTTACAGGTCCTCTGTATTACTACGCGGTCAATCCTGCTGATGGAAGCCGGATCGACAACATGGGTGGCCAGATCATCATCAGCTAATCATGGCAGTCCCTTCAAAAGTCGCCGCCGAGGAACTGCAGCGCATTGCGCGGAGGTCTTATGTCCAAAGGAATTTCCAAGTCGCTCTCATCAATTCGCCGGGAGATCCCAGCGCCGCAACGCTTTGGGATGAAATCAAAGACAAGGAAGTAGGATTTAACCTCGCGACCGCCCCGGGTGGTTACACAAGGCAAGGCTTCAGCTTCGATGATGGTGATATCGATGTTTACGCTGACGGCAAAAGAAGCCTTGCTCGACGGACGGTTACTTTCGAGCACACTGCGAGTTTCGGTGATTCGATCCGATTCACCCATGTTGCTGTCCTCTCTAATGACTCGGAAGGTGAAAAGCTTGTTTCTCTGACGCGACTCGCTTCCACTGCGACCCTGTCGGACGGTCAGAAGGCAATCTTCAACTTTGACTTCACGCTGTACGGTGTCTATGTGGTCGAGTGATGTCTGACGTCTCCTTATCACTTGAGCAGGGGCTGATGAACTTTCAGTCCCTCGTAAGGTCAGAGCAGATCGCTTCTGCACAGGAAGCACAAAGAGCAAAAGAGAAGCGAGTCGACGTTACTGGTCGATGGATGGGCTTCAATGACAAGAAAGGAGTCGGCCTTGTTGAGTACGATGGAAAGATCTACGAATGCGAGGTTCTTGGATCGACCTGTCGGCAGAAGTTTTCTAAGGTCAATCTTCGTCGTACCGACACAACAAATTTCGTGAGTTGGAGTTGATCCCGGAACACTGGCCCTGACTGAGCCGGTGCTAGAAGTGGCGATCCAAAGACCGAACATCAAGAACACTCTTGGTCATCGCTACGCGACTGACACGGCTATTGCGTTCAGGAGGAAGGACCCAAGGCTGGAGGCTCCTCCGAACAACGTCCCGCTTTTCCCAGGCCAACTTGTCGCTGTACTGACATCAAACGGTCAGTGCCAGCTTTTCGTTGGATCTGAAAATGCTAGTCGCTGGCTGAAGGTTGTCTCCTGATGTCAGAGCGCAACGATATCCTCGCAGATCTTCTGCGCGTTCAGAATGAAATAAGAGAGCTCGAGCAGGATCAACTTGCTTATTCTTTCGAGGACCAGAGCAGAACTCGTCTGAGTCGAGTAACTCAGACCACGGTAAACAGTACCGAGAACGAATCATTCTCTCCCGTCTCTGGCGCCTCAATTAGCCCGGGCACCGAGATGGTAGTTACCCCTACAACTTCGGCCCAGGATGTCGCGTGGGCTGACTTCTGGCGTAGTGGCCAGACTCCAGAGTTTGGCAAGCCCACATGTGCAAACGGCACCAACTGCCTGGACGACAACTTCTGTTACAGCTGGTTCGACTGCGGCCCATGCGAATGGTGCGAGAACAATCAGTGCGTAGAGAAGGACGAGAATCGAATCTGCCAGGAGGACTGGGAGTGCCCATGCCCGCCGAATGACGATCAGTTCTATCAGTGCCTGGAGGGCAGATGCTCTCTGACCTGCAGGACAAATGATGACTGTTATGACTGCCAGGTATGCGACCAGGATTCATTCACTTGTCAGCCTGGATGTAAGTCAGACTCCGAGTGCCGCCCAGGGTCCGTTAACGCAGCCCCAGACGCACGTGCAGGCACCTATTGCGTCGATTGTGAGTGCATCACCCCATGCGACGCCTCCAAGCTCTGCGACGGCCCCGATGACGGCTACACGTGCGGGAAGGGTAGTTACTGCACAGAGAAAACCGTTCGCGCCTCAACAGACCCCTCATTCGAGGAGGAGCCGGTTCTCTATGAGTGCGTCTCCGGGTGCGCTACTGACAGCCAATGCGAAGTCGAGGTCCATGAAGTTACCGACGAGGCGACAGGTATCACAACTAGGTACGAAAGACAGCCGGTCTGTGTCGATAACGGTTGCTTAAATGTTTGCCTGAGCAACGGAGATTGTATTGGAGCCCTAGGCGAGTCCTGCGTCTCGGGCACCTGTCAGGTTGTTGGACAGATTTGCAATTCTGACTTCGACTGCGAAGAGGGTGAGTATTGCGGAGATGGTCGATGCCAATCCGGATGTCGTTCGTCGGATGAGTGCTATGAGGTCTGCGAAAAGGATTCTGAATGTGCCGACAACTGCCCTCCCGAACCGACTTGCACTTGTACTGACCTATTTACGGCTGAAGACTGCGACAATAACCCCGACCTGGATTGGCAGCAGTACTGCGAACGAGACCCGGCTTGTTTGAGCGCTTGTCCTGACGACTTGGACTGCGTTGCCGCAAACTCCCGCAATCTCTCCTGCATAAACAACACATGCAAGATGACCTGTCCATGCCCGGACGGATATCTTTGCGCTGGCCAGGAATGTATCGCGATCAGCGACGAGCCCGAGGTCGTTTGCGTTCAAACAGAGAATTGTGAAACCCTCGAAAGCGGTGACCTTGAATGCGTCATTACCGAGGAGTGCCGAGAGGTTCCTCGCTATCAGGGCTCACGCTTCTCTGGTTGCGACTGTTCAGAAACCTGTAATACCCGCGGGCAATGCGTCGATACGATTTGCCGTTTCGACAGCGATTGCGAAAGCTGCTCCTATTGCTCCGATGGGATTTGCGTCCCTGGCTGTGACGAGGAGAATCCGTGCGGGCCTGGGCAGTGCTGTCAGGGCGATGGCAAGTGCCATGAGATCTGTCGGACGGACTCTGACTGTCCGGGTCCCGAGACCTGCCTTGAGGGCTGCTGTGGAACTGCCTGCGAGCCGACTATCGAATGTGTGTCATCTCAGAATTGTCCTGACGGATGGTCCTGTGGCGTATCCAATATCTGCGAGCAAGGCTGTGTCAGGGATAGCGACTGCCCCTTCGGCATCTGCATCACTGGCGAGGAAGGTGGGATCGGTACCTGCGTCGAACCGTGCGTAGCTGACGACGATTGCGGTAGCGGATTCTCCTGCTACGAGAACTCCTTCTGTCGAGCTGACGTCCAGCCCTGCAGTAACGACGGGGAATGCCCGAACGACTTCGAGATCTGCCTGGATGGTTCCTGTCAGTACGGCTGCAGGTCTGACGACGAATGCGGAACCTCGTCGCTGTGCGTTGATAACGTCTGTGAGTACATATGTTCTAATGACGACGAGTGCTCGCAGCTGGGGTATGGGGACAAGTGCGAACGCAGCTCAAAAGCCCGGGCGCAGGCCAGGAGCTATTACCGGCGGATCCAGAGAGTCACTGGCGGCACAGCCGCTGAGTTCGACCGCTGGGAGGCCTTGGCGGACGGATCGACGACTGGATACTGCGTTGACGTCGTCCTTGACGAGAACGGCAACGAAGTCACCCAGAGAGCATGCGAAGGGTTCGAACTCTGCAGTGCTGATGGCAGCTGCGAGCGGCGCCCCTGCATAGGAGACGTCGACTGCCCTTCCGGCAGCTGCTTGAGTGACGGCATGTGCGGGCTGTGCACACAAGACGAAGACTGCCTCGAGGGACAGGTCTGCCAGACAGACAGCTCCGGCACCGGGACCTGTGCAGTCCCTTGCATCCCGGTCGTCGAGTGCGACGCAGATTCTGATTGCCCCAAGGGCTCCTACTGTTCTGAAGACCTGTATGCAGACAAGGGCCTGGAGCCCAAGAAGTTCTGCGCTGAAGGTTGTCGTGATGTCGTCTTCTGTGACTCCGACGGCGATTGTCCAGCGTTGGAAGGCCTCTACGGAGCTGATGCCAGTGGTCGAGCTTGTAATGAGGCGATCTTCTGCCCTGATGGCGAGGTCTGCATCAACGGCACCTGCCGCTATCCAGACAACGTCTGTTTGGATGGTCGATGCAAGTACAACGGCGGCGACTGCGCTCCGGGAGAGGTTTGCCGCGATCACGGCTGCTTGCCCAGCTGCAGCACTGTCGAGCCGTGCGCCAACGAGTGGGAGACATGCCTGGGCGGAGCTTGCGTCAACACCGGCTACAAGTGCGTCGGCGATGACGACTGTCCCGACGAGTTAGGTCAGTGCGAAAACGGCATCTGCATCGAAGACCTCCGTTGCTCACGAAGCAGCGACTGTGTCGGAGATGAGGTCTGTGTTGACGGCACTTGCCGATTTGGTGATTTCTGCTTCGGGAACTCGGAGTGCCCAGCAGATCAGTACTGCGGGCCTGGGCATGTCTGCATTGAAGGGCAGAAGTGCGGTCCCGGCTACGCCCCCTGTTCCTTCCCCGATACCTGTTACCAGGGCGCTTGTCAGTACTTCCCGTCCTGCGAAGACGGGTGCGAGGCGGGTCGTTATTGCGACCAGGGACTCTGCGTTCCTGACCTTCGTTGCGGCAGGAATGAGGACTGCCTCGAGGGATTCTTCTGCAATCGCTCCGGCCTTTGCCAAGAGAAAAGCGATAAGCCTCGTCAGCCCCAGACCATTGGGTGCTCGGATGACTGTCTCTTCTTCTGCGGGCCTCAGTTCACTTGCGAACCCATCACATGCAATAGCGACAACGACTGTCCCTGTGGTTCATGCATTGCAGAGACAGGGCTCTGCTCTACCGCCTGTGATTCCAATACCGACTGCCCCGCCGGCCAGCGCTGTTCAAGCGGCAAATGCCAGCCTTGTCTGGCCTGCCAGGTCGACGCTCAATGCCCGGAAGGTATTGAGTGTGTGGATGGCTGCTGTGATGTGCTGCCTTCGTGCCGTAACGACAGCGACTGCGACCCGGGAATGTGCGTCAAAGGGGAGTGTGTGGAGTGTCGCCAAGACGGCGACTGCGCCGCGAACTATGGCAACGACGAGCTCGTCTGCGTCGACAATCAATGTGAGACCCCTTGCTATACCGGCCTCTCAGACGGGAGCTGCCTCGAGGGACTGAGGCCTGGAGAGACCTGTATCAACTGCCCGGGCCAGTGCCCGGCCGGATATGTCTGCGGGGAGAACGAGAAGGTTTGCGGGACTTACGAAGTACTGAACCCGGTCACAAATGAAACCGAGACCCGACTTCAGATGTGCCAGGTCTGCGTTCGCCCCTGCCTCGACGACGCTAGCTGCGTCCAACGGTGTGACACTCCGGACGACTGCTTACAAGAAGAGCCCAGCTATCAGGCCTGCATAACGGCTGACCCCAACCCAGGCTGTCCGGACCAGGAGGTCTGTGTTGGCGGGCAATGCGTGAATCCACCGCCAACATGCGACGGCGGAATCTGCAATGGCTACCGCGTCATTCAGGACAGCATCTGCGGCGACCCTCGAGTAGGTACGGGCTCCAGGTTCTGCGAACAGTTCGACGGCAAGTGTGAGTCTGACTACGACTGCCAGCGCGTCCCCTATCCGAGTGGATTCAGCAGTTACTGCTCCGACTTCCAATGCGTCGAGACCGCGACATGTCTTGCAGATGACGACTGCGATCAGGACGAACGATGCGGTTCCACTGGACTTTGCCTCCCTGCGGGAGAAGGAAAATGTCAATCAGACAGCGAGTGTGGAGAGGGTTACTCCTGCGGAGTAGACGGGAAATGCGGATATTCATGCGGCTCTCAGGTCCAGGCCTACGCCTGCTCATCTCCCGATGGCCCTTATGACGCGGGCGTGGCTTGTCCTCCAGGCTTCACCTGCAATGACTCAACCAACCTCTGCACACGTCCTGGCTACGAAGGTATCGGTCAGTTCATGCCTAACTGTGGGTCCGGGGAAGTCTGCCTGTCCGGAACTTGCACAAGCTGCTCTGGCCAGGCCGGTGGTGGCGACGAATACGACGAAGACAAGTCTTTTGAATGTCGCGCCAATAGCTGCTGCGCAGACAAGGAGCCTTGCGACAAGCTTGGACGAACCAGGATCGTTTGCAGCTTCGGCAAGTGTGTCGAACGGTGGAGGCCCGGAGCAGAGCCCTTCCCTGGGGCGAGTGTGCCCTCTTGCGATGAAGTAACCGATTCGACTCCATCGCAGGACGGCGAAGACGAAAAGCCAGACCTCTGCGCCGCCAGGGGTGAGTGCTGCGACGACCGTGGCTTCTGCGCTCCATGCGCCTGCGACGAAGACAACCCTTGCGGATCCCGCTACGTCAGAGAGGGGAACTCCCTAGTCGAGAAGCTCCAGTGCTGCGACAGCCAGACGAACACGTGCATGGATATTGATTCGCATCCTCTTACGCGATTTGGCGCTCCTGGCGAATGCAGTCTCGGGGGAACCTTCTGCGAGGTGCTTGGCCCAGAAGGAGAACAAGGCGAGGAGCGTTCAACTGTTGACGTCACTTCCTTCGGAGAGAAAGGCGAGCGACTCACTGACGCACAGATTGCAACCATCCTCGGTCAGGAGTGCAATCCCCCCTCCGACAAGGAGGAGTGTGAGTGCACTGTTGAAATCCCATCAACGGACGAGTGTCTTCAAGACTCTGACTGCCCCAACGATCAGGAATGCCAGTCCAAGACTTTCCGCGGCGATGCCTGCTGCCCTGTTGCTGACGAGAACGGAAACGACTATATCGTCAGGAACGTTTGCAAGGGCTCCAGAGGAGATGGTCAGTGCACGTCTGACGATGACTGCACTGCCTGTGAGTTCTGTTTCGGATATATCCCGGGGACACCCGACCGCGAAGGCAGCACTGGAATCTGCAAGGAAGATTGCCTAAATCGATGCCCGGATGGCGGTGAGCTGACAGAGGCGGGCCAGCGTTGTAACACCTGTGAGGAGTATTACGGCCCTTGCGCCGAAGGCGTAACGCTCGAAGAGCAGCCGGCCTACGTGGATCCAGATACCGGCGAATACGTCGATGCAGTCACAAGAACAACTTGTCGAGTGAGAACCGATTCCCGCTGCTGCGAAGGGATCGCCAGCCTCGACGAAGCTCGTACGAATAGGGACGGCTGCCTGGTCAAGCAGGTCAGAACTGACGGAGTCGTCTATTACGACCAGGTCGATTTCTGCGTTGACTTTGACCAAGACATCTGTGCCGAATGCACAGTCGATTCGCATTGTCCTGGCCCGAACTCGAAGTGCAAGAACTACGTCTGCATTACAGAATGCGGAAGTGAGAACTCAATGGGTTCCGACTATGTCGGCAACTGCTCCTGCTGCACGAAGGAAGGTGAATGTAAGGAGCTCTATGAGTCGTGGTCGGAATCCGTCGAGACGGCACCAGGAGCTGATGGTGTTCAGAGCTATCAAAACAGGCCATGCGCATGCACAGAGACGGGAATCGACTGCGGTCCGTGGAAAGCATCCGACTCTTGTTACAAGTGGACCCTTGTTAACGACAGCGCAAACGCCGATGGCATCACTCCTTCCGATCAGGCAAAGGCAGAGCGGGAGAGGCTGCAAGGGCAATACAACCAATTCCTCGGCCTCCAGAGTTCGCTTGACGAGGAATTGTTCGAGGCCAATGCAGTTCTATCTGAGGCGGCAGCCCTGCTGAATCAAGCCCAAGTCGACGCTGGGATTATCTGCAACTCCTCTGACGCGTGCGAAGCGGTCAAGGAGAGCCGTGACGACGCTAACGACAAGGTCAACGACTGGATCTCAAGGTTGAGTGATTTGAACGCAGAGATGGATGTTCTCGTCAATGTCGATCTGCCCGCGGCTCAGCCGGCTCTCCAGGACGCGCAAAGTAACGTTTCCATCAATTGCCCCGGGCCTCTTTGTGCAATTGACACAGACGCCCTGAACACCGCTCAGGGGGCCGTTGATGTTATCGAACTGACCCTCATCCCTGAGAAACAGCAAGAGATTGACGATGCCACAATCGAGAAGGACAAGGCGCTTGAAGATCGGGACTATTGGGACGAGCAGCACGAGGAGGTCTGCGGCTATAGCCCAGCTGGAGTAAGCGACACTAATCCTCTATGCACGCAGGCCCAGTCCGATCTCGCCCCCTTGGTCCAGGCTCACACCGAGGCTCTCTCCACTGCTCAAAGCGCATTCCAAGCCGCAGAGGAAAACAGGGCGACAGTTTTAGAGATTGAAGCCCAGTTAGGCGAGACGATTTACGAGCCCTCCGAATGGAGGCAAGAGGTCAGGGACGATTGCAAGTGCTGCATCGACGGCCAGTGCCGAGATGACTCCGAGTGCGGTCTTGGTACTTGCTGGCTCTGCCAAAAGGAGAACGAAGGGACCTATCGGGTGAAGCTCTACACGAGCGTGAATGAGAACGAGGTCTGTATGGGATGCACCGGGATGGACGGTTCTCCGGCGGGCAACGCCAAGCACTGTCCGGACGAGGCCGGCGGGGCCAACCATATCAATTTCGTCACCGAAAATGAGTGCGTCAAATATCGATGCGATGATAAAATCAGGACTCATTTTGAACCGTGCCTCGCTCAGCAGAACAGGTGGTGGGATACCTGCGCTGGCTCAATCATCGGATGTGTACTTGGCCAGAATTCCATTACAAGTGATCCGGCGGAGGCCTTCTACTGGAATGGGTACGACTACCAGATCAACTGCCCTCATGCGGGGACCTGGGCGTACAACGAACAAAGCGACAGCAGCAGTCCAGGTTACGGTACAGATTGGGTTCGGCTAACCAAGCCGGAAGAAAGAAGAATTGACAGTGAATGTGCCTATCCGAATCCGCTGGGAGCAAGTGGAGGTAACTGGCTGGCAAGTACAGCCGCACTCGTCCAGCTGCACCCCTGCTGCGCAGAAGCTGTCACCATCTATGAGTGCGATCCAGAGAAGCCTGATTGCACTGTTGACTTCGACCTGATATTCGACCGCGGGGACAGTGTAGTCCTTCTCAAGAGGATTGAGAATCAGCTAGCCGCCCTTGAGCGTTATCTGGAGAACATCACGACCAGCAAGGAAAACGTCACAGCCAAGAGGGAGGAATACAGGAATCTCGCGATTCAGCTTGAATCTGATCTGGAAGACCTCCGCAACAACTCCGCCATTCCTGCGATCGAGAACGAGATAGCTAATGTGGAGAGCTTGATTGCCACTGACCAGAACACACTTTCAACAGTAGAAAGCGAAGAGCAGTCTTTGGCCGATGCGCTCAGCACAGCTGAGGGCAAGCTGTTCGCTCTTCTTGACGAACAGTCTGGATACGAAGAGGAGATCAGAGCTTTCAACGAAGACAGGGATCAAAAGGTCGCGGACCGAGATGCAGCTTTGACTGATGGCACTGCTAAGCAGGCTGAGTGGAACAGCAAGAATGCACGGTTGAGCAATATCCTCAACATTGAGAGACCAGAGCTCGAGTCGTACTTAATAGTCAACCAATGCACCTGCGGGTTCACTGAAGACGACCAGGGGAATCGCAGTCCGAACTGCCCCTCTGGATCGACTGCAGCAAATGAAGACGATCTTGTTTGCGTTCTGAAGCTGCAGGAGTACGAGGATCTAGAGCAAGAGAGGACCGACCTGGAGACAGAACTCCCGACGCTGCTTACTGAATACCAGGACTTCTTCTCTACGGCTGACGACCTTGCAATTGAGATCTCCGCTATCGATGCAGACATTTCCAGGAGCCAGTCGAAAATCGACGCAATGCAAGGAGCGCTGACGAGAGCTACCAATACAGCGACAGCCGCCAGGGACGACCTGACCGCGAAGCGCCAGGAGAGGGCTGAACTTATCAACGGGATCGCCGATAATCAGAGACTGCTCAACGACTTGAACACAAGACTCGAGCAATTCACCGAGAATGAAGCCCTGGATATACAGGCTCTCCTCGATGAGATCGCTGTCGCTGACACGAGCGTCGACCTGATGGATCAGCTCTTCTCTCAGCTAGAGACGATCGAAGATGATGTCGAACAGCAGATAGCCGACAAGACGACAGAGAGGGACGACTTAGCTGCGGCTCTTGACACTCCCGCCAAGCCCGAGCCATCAGAGCGGCCGATTGAGGGCTCGACCTCTGAGGAGATCCAGGAGTACATCAACGACATCATCCAGGAAGCTGAACAATCAGAGCCCTGGATCCCGGGAAGTTGATTAGGGACCAGTCGGAACACTGGTGAGCCTCGGCGCCCACCCCACTCATGAAGACCCCCGACTGGACCCATTTTCGATCGGCCGAAACCGATCCAAGTGGCCCCTGCTGCCTGCTGACATCGGCGTTCCCTGTGGACGAGCTCCCTCGTAACTACATCTGGACGATTGGATACATCGGGACCTGGAAGGGCAAGGAGGACGCCGAGATCTCTGCGCAGGTCCGCTCCTATTCGAGACAATTCCTGCTTGACAGGGCCTCAACCCTTAAGGCGAAGAAGGAAGAAGAAAGGAAGAAGGTGGCCGAGTTTGAGCGGCTCCAAGCCCAGCGACAGGCAGAGATGAATCGATTAACAGAGAAAAGCATCGTGGACGAAGAATCAATCAGACGTCAGGTTGAGGCCAGCCCTCTACAAATGGCCAAGAGCCTGATGAAGTCGGCGGCCGATCTAGCAACGGGCGGGACCACCGACCCAACAGCACGGATGGAGATCTGCGACCGTTGTCCGTTCAAGGGTGACGACAAGCGCTGTGGACTTTGCGGTTGCTTCCTGCCAGCCAAGACACGAGTCGCCAGAAGTTCTTGCCCCGTCGGACTTTGGTGATCAGGAGGCCGGAAGGCTAGTCCGACTTTAAGGCTGGCAAGTGGCGAAGCTCGACGCGATCATCCTGAAGACCAGCGACTATTCGCAGTCCGATCTAATCGCTTCGATGAAGGGCGAGAAGACAACAGGAGGATCGCATGAGAGAGCTCAGAGGGGTGAGATTTATCTCCGCTACACAGGAGAGGGGAAGACGGATCCGGTCTCAGGCGAGACCGTCGCCGAGTCCCCGAAAGAGGTTGAGCTGTGGACCCTGAATGAGGAGAACGAGCCTGTACAGATCTCGTTTGACCTTTCGGCCGTCCAGCCCACGTATGACCTTGTAGGGAATCTCGGAGGCGTTGGCGTCAGTGCACTTGCTGATGTGAGCGCAGGCAGCCCTCTACCCAACGAGGTGCTGACGTGGGATGGCGTTGCCTGGGTGAGCAGGCCTATTCCCGAGTTCGACATCAACGTCGGCCTGATCCCCGACCTGAACTCCGTTGGCGACGTGACTTATGTCACGAACGATCGGACATGGGCCGAACTGAATGACGTTCTGATCTATTCCACTGTCCCGAACAACATCACGGGCAGACCAGGGAAGTGGGTTCCTAAGAAACCGACAATCGACCTGGTAGATGGTTTCTACTCAGACGGAGTGAACCTCGTCTTCCAGGATCACGATCGAATCGTGATCGGCAACGGAGGGAGTCGCGTCTTGATCGGGAAGCGGTCGGGAGTTGCTGTCGTCGGACATGGCACTGCAGCAAACGGCGGACCCTATACACAGATGCGTCTTGGCAATGGTGCCGAGTTCGAGCTGACGGACGACATTGTCATTCAATACCCGTCGGACTCCAATGAGAATTCAAGGCTGAAGGGGATCAGATACGCGGATGGGTTCATGCCGGACGACCTCCCGGCGGACACTTACCTGACATCAAAGTATCACGTAGAAAAGATCATTTCGTCGACCAGGGTTTCGGATCTGTTTGATGTCGACACTTTCAATATCCAGCAAGGGCAAGTCTTAAGTTGGGACGGCATCTCAGGTTCTTTCGTCCCGGCAAACGCCCCCTCTCCTGATTTCTCTCAAGGATCTGTCGAGAGCTTGTCTGACGTCTCTGGGCTCAGTGTAGACAACAAGGGTCCTGGTCGGCCATTGACTTGGGTTCCTGATAACAATCAGTACGAACCAACACGCGTCGACAGCTATTACCTGAGGTGGAATTACGCGTCGCAAGGCGTTGCTGGCGTCAACTTCACTGCGACAGGACTTCCCTATGAAGACGACTTCGATCCAGAACTGTGCCCCGCCTGCGACGAGGCGAACCTTGGCCGGATTGCTGTTATCAAAAACATTCCCTATGTCTGCTTGAGGACGAGGGTCTCGGAGTCAGACACCCCAGGCAAGGATGAGCCGAATGGGGGGCTAGGGGGAGACGCTATGGCCTACGTCCGTCTCCTGCTCGACGGGTACAACAAGACTTATTCGAATACATATTCTCCTTACGAAACAAGGGTCCTGGAAGGGCAAGGTGGGTCCAGAGACCCCTTGGAGAGGGTCGCTTACGAGGGCACTCTTGGTTCACTGAATAACGTAAGCCTGGGCAGCCTGAAGAACGGTCAGTCGTTGATCTATCGAGGAATCGACGTCGATGACGCTGACACCAATGAGCCGGGCTTTTTCTTCGGTACTCCGTCTATCGATCTTGCTGCGTACGCAATCGGACAACTCGGCAATGTAGACGCCACCTCGGCCGGCGTTGGATACACGCTCCTATGGAATGGCGACAAGTGGGAGGCCAGCTCTATCGACCCCACTGTCAGGCTTGGCGAGCTTGATGACGTCCAATTTGGCGTGTCTGGGGTCAGACACAACAAGACTGTCGGCGCATGGGTCTTGGGTAAGGCCGTCGGAGTGTCTAGCAGTCTTGGCGCCCTTACCAATGTGGAAGACCTGTCGAGATTCTTGACTGTGTCTACTCAAAAGGGAGACCTCATTCCTGGTTCAACTCTGCAGCAGGAATTCACTCCAAATGGGAACGACCCAATCAGCGGGACCGAATTCAGGAGGCTCAGTGATTTACCTGCAAACGAACAAACTAATCACTACATAAGCTGGCCCGAAGACTCCTCATGGCAGCGAATTGATAGCGACGGATGTATCGAGGTTCGTTTTAAACTCCCAGATGGATCGCTGGGTCAGGATCGGACCCTTTTCCGCAAGGGAACAGGCACCGAAGCACAGGGGTATTATTACCTACGAATCACCGGAACCGGTGGACTGAGCTTCTATTCAAAAGGCATTGACGGCGGCTCCGCTATTACGATGAATGCTGCTCCTTCTGGCAGCACTTCAGTGACGCCAGGCGGAGGAAAGGTCGACATCTCCTTTAACACTTGGCACCATGTCGCGATCACCAAGCAGGGAACCACGAGTCGTCTCTATTTCGACAATGTACTGATCACGGAAAACGATGCGGGAGTCAGCACCATCTGGGACGGCGCCGGCGAGTTTCTTCTTGGTCGCAGCAGTAATCAAGCAGACACCGCGGATTGGTACCAGTTTGAGGGATTCATGTCGGACCTACGGGTCACGAAGGGTCGAGCCAAATACGAGGGGAACACCACTCAAGCTATAGACTCTATCATTAATGACATCAAAGAGATCACGCCGGAGCAGGGTGACATTCTCTCGTTTAATGGGTCGAAGTGGACGAATGCTTCCGGCGTTAGGGCTGACATCAGTGACAAGGTAATCGGAGAACTCTTCGACGTCGATACTTCGAGCACCGACCCCCAGAACGGGGCGGCCCTGGTCTACAACAACGGCACCTGGCAGCCGGGGGTCCCGGGAGAGGGCGCGACCTGGAGTCTTGATACTTTCAGCGATGTAACGACCAAATATCCGAACACGTCCACTAACGAGATTCAGTTTGATCAAGCCGAGAGGATTCGGTTCTCGAAGGGCTTCCTTGATGACATCTTCCTGGACGATGGTGCACTTGAGCAAGTTCGAGGAGGCGTTCCTGCTTGGGGCTGTAACGGCAAGTCCCCCCCAACCCAAGATGTAGCGGATGGCTTGAGGCTCTCCTGGAAAGACGATTCGTACGACGACGTAGACAGACCCGATTCTTATCGTGATTGCATAGACGGGACCTATTCAAACTTCCATACGACCAAGATTGAGATCTTCAACAAGGGTCGCGTCAACCTCAGGGGCGAGACGATCACAATCGAGAATGATGCGACCAAGTCTAACTCTAATGAACATTTTCACTTGCCCTCACTTCAATATGAGGTGTCACCTTATAGCGGAGATGGTGACGAGTGGCCCGACGACACGCCTTCCACGCTGATCCCCTCGTGGGGCGTGATCGAGCATCAAATCAATGAAGCACTCAAGGACGGAGGAGCCTTACTTCAGAGCCTCAGCAACGTGTCTACAACGTCACCCAATACCAATCAGGCACTCGTCTGGAATGGCAGTCAATGGGAGCCGTCGAACAACATTGCGGCTGACGTTTCCAACAATACGATCAACGACCTGAGGGACGTTGACGCCGGGTCGGCTCAGGCCGGAGATGTCCTTGCATGGGACCCAACTCACGTAAACGGCGGCAGTACACCTGATGGGGCATGGGTTCCTGGCGCCAAGCTTTCGCTTGTCTCCGAGATCGCAGATGTCAACCTTGCGAGTCTTTCCAACACGCAGCCAATAGCAAGGTGGAAGTTCTTTGGCGTCAATGACAATGCGGCTGACTCGAACTACACGATCTTAGAAGATGCTGGCGATGTCGACTATCTGAATGCTCCAAACCAAGTCCTGGACATCCTAGGACCCAATGAACAGAATAATCCCAACAATGGCGGACTTAGGGGCCTTCGATTCGGATCCAAGAATGACGTCAGTTACCTGTACACGATTCCCGACGTTCGTGATAGCAAGTTCACCGGCGGCAACGGAGGAATCAACACCTCGGGCGCTACGATCTTAACGTCTCCCTTAGCAGGCCCCAACCAAGGCTGGCTAGAGATTGGGGCCAATTACGCAAGGGTTAACTTTCAATCAGAATCTTTCCTCAAGCCAAACGGGGACTCTCCCGCCGACGAGACCTGGGGATTCCGACTTGGCAGTGGGATAAGGCTGACCTATGAAGAGCCGCTTGACACACTAAATATCGACAGCTACAACGGAGACCAAGTTCCACCTCAGTCAATCATCAAGAAGTACGTAGAGCAGGAGTTCACTGACTACAGGCTCACCGACAGGAGTCTCGAGGAGCTTTCCAATGTACTTATTGATTACAACGACGACACTGCGATTGGGAATAACTGGGCCTTGGTCTATGACCAAAATATTGGAAAGTGGGTGCCGAAGAACGGTGTCGCTGCGAATCTAAGCTTCTCCTCGATCGGGGAATTGAATGATGTAGCCAAAGTCGCAAACAGTGTTAATACTCAAGGTCAACTCGCCACTGATGGAGACATTGGAAACGGCTGGCTCACGTTCGACATTGGTCAGCTTCGGACCACCAGGCCGCACCAGGCCAATGGTGGTATCGAGATCGTCAACTTCGACCGAGGCTCAAGGATCGGCTGGGATGCGACTCGGCCCGGGACTATTGTCCTGGAGAACAAGACCAATGAGGGCACCGGCGGTGGGCCTTCAATCTTAGAGGTTGACGAGAAGACCGTTTTCGTCAAGGCCGACGAAGGCATGAGATATCACGCAGAGCCGTCTCTGGTGGACGAAGTGATACCCAACTTCGGCCAAGTCCGTAGACAGATAGTTAGAGAGCAGGCCGACTACTCGGCGCTATTCTTCTTGGATGGAAACTCTCTCTCCGAGAGGAGCTACAACTGGCCGCTTGAGTCGACATTAAATAATTTGAATCAAAACCTATATCCCTCGACTCCATTTAGCGGTGCGCCCGAGCATGCCAATGACACCTCACTGTCCTTCTCCAGAAGCAACAACGAGAGGATTGACTGGACCACAGCGAATGGGTGTCCTGTCGACTGGAGCTCTGAGCTTCCTTACTCGTTCGAGTTCTGGTTCAGGACAGATGTAGTTTCCCAAGGTTCTGAGACTGGGGCAGAGATCATCTTTGCTCCGAG